ACGCGAGGGACATGTCACTTTCCCCGGCGGAACAGCAAGAGCAGATCAAGGGTTTTGATCCGTTCGATGAGCTGAAGCGTTACGACGATGACGAGCGCAGCAGCGAAGAATGCGGCCACTCCGGTCGAGCGGATCGGCGTTGCAAGAACGATCTCCGGCGCCGCGAGGTACCCCATCACAAGCGAAATCACCATGTAGACGGCACGCCGAAAGACACCGATGTCCTTCGATATGACGACGACAAGCGCCGCGCCCGAGAACGCGCCGATCAAGGCATCCCCGTCCATGCCAGGGGCCAGGCTCACGATAGCGACCGCGGCCGGCAGCGCGGCGGTAGCAGGGGCGTTCGTTTCGGTCATGCGAGGCCTCCAAGTTCAGTCGAAGAGCTGCAATAGGGGCTTCGTATTCGACGCATTTCCGAGCGCCGGCATGAAGACGACCGTGCCGACTGGCAGCACGGCGCCAAGGTCAGCGAGGCCAGGGTTCGCTTCGAGCACCGCTTCGACGGCCTTCTCGGTACGACCATAGTGGCGCCAGCACATCGAATCCACGGTATCGCCCTGTAGTGCTCGCACGTTCATCGTCAGATCAACTCGACGGTCGAACGCGCGATGCCGCGAATATCATTCAATGCCCAACGGACGTTGCGGCGGGATTCGGAGATCGTCGCGTCGAGCTCCTCGGCATGCTGACTACCGGATTTGGTGGCGTCATATGACCGGTATTGCTCGGTCAAATCGGCGCGCACTAGGTTGTAGACGGCACGGCGATAGCGCAGGACATGGCTGCTGACGCCGTCGATCAGGGCGGCCGTAACGCTTGCAAGGTCGATGTATCCGGCTGCCCGTTGGACCCCTTGCCATTCCTGTAGCTCATCGTTCACGCTCGCAATCGCATCGACGATGGCAAGACGCAATCGCTCGTGCGACACGGTGCCGTCTAGGCGCATCGCTTCGCGCAATTCGTGAAGATCGATTTCACAAAACCATCCGTCGTTTTTGATGGTCCTGGAAGCGTCGATTGGCGCGGGTGCAGTCGGTCCAGCGATTGCAATGAAGCTATTCATGGTGTGGGCTTGCTTGGGCGAGGCGGTGGACCGACGTTCGCATTCCGTTACCTTCATGCTTGGAGCGAACGCCGGTGCCGCCATGCCGGGTTGGGCTCTTTACACGCCGTTGTCACCGTTGCCAGGACGGTTCGAGGCCTCGATCAGCTTTGAGAGCCGGTCGATGTCTTTTTTGACGCCGACGCGATCGTTCAACGAAAGCGCGCGGCGTAAGTAATCGAGGGCGCATTGCGCATCCACATCCTGCAACGCGTAGCCGAGTGCCTTGTAGAGCTTCGCTCGGACCTGGTCGTGCATGTCGGCGTCGCGCGTTAGCTGTTCCGTTAGTTCGAGGTGCGCGGCGCCAAACGACGCGCCGTCCATGAACGCGGAAAGTGCGGCGTCCGCGAACTGCTCCGCGACAGCGGATGCGAGTGACCGTTCGAACTGATCAGGGAGCGAGAGCCGGTGAGCGAGCGCGTAAGAGGCGATCTCGAGCGCGCCGTCAAAGTCTTGGGCGTCAATGCGCCAGATCATGACCATGACGAGCACGTCGTCTTGCGCACCGCGGCCGCCGCTCAGCACGCCGGCAACATAGTCGGCGTACTCGGGCAACAGCTTCCGCTTCAGTTCGACTTTCCGCGCGACGGATTGCACGCCCTTCAGAGCGCGACGATCCGCGTTTAGCTTCGCCAGCATCAACTCATACGGGGTGGCGCCGGCCATCGTCCGATCGGAGTCGGCTGCTGCGCGTGCTGCGGTCAACCGGATGAAGTGCGCGCGTGCCGGGGTGGTGATCGTCATGCCGTCACCAGCTCGATGTTTTCCGCTACGCAGCCGCACCCGAAATCCTCGACCACATACGTGTCGTTCGACGACTCGTAGTTCTCGATTTGGTCGCGCTTCGGGTTGTCGATGAGCGCCCGCCGTCGGGCGCCCTCTTGGAAGTAGATCGATAGGTTTTCCAGCTTGGTCACCATCAGTGCCCGTTTCGGGAAGAATGGCACGCGCACGGCCGGCAAGTTGCCAATGCGTTTCTGACTGACGACCAAGTCGGTGGCGAGCTGCTCGGTCGGCGCCTGCGTCGTGTTGACGATCGGAAAGTACTTGTCGTGCAGCAATTCCCGACCACAAATGACGACGAGCCCCGTGTCTTCCTGGAACCACGGGTCGATCATCGACGAGACGATGTCCATCACGAGCGCGTCGAGGTTGGCGTAGTCGCCGTCTTTGCCGATGAGAACTTTGCCCGCCTGCTTCGCACCCTCGTGCAGAACTCGCTGCGCCGCATGGTCCCGATACTGTTGCAGCCACCCGATGTTGACGTCTTGCAAGAGCGGGTTAGCCGCCTTGTCGGTCGTAGGGGCCGCCTTGACGCCGTTCCAGCCGATCATGATGCGATCGAGGGCGCACTGCGTCACGATCACGTTACGGATGCGCTGTTGAAAATCCGGAAACTTGGCCCATGCGTCGAGCTTGCGATACGCGATTGCGGTGTCGTAGTCGGTCTTCTCGCATCGATACCTGAGGCTGTCCAGAGCGGTCGGGTCGATGGGTTGCCGATCCGTCTTGGTGGTATCGGTGCGGCTCGCGATCGGCCCCGATACCGACAAACCAAGCTTCTCGCCTTCGAGCTCGGTAACGGGCAGAACGTTGATGCGTTTGAGAAACGCGCTCGATTCCTGAATTTTGCTTTCTAGCTTCTGTTGAATGGACGGCTCGACGGAAAACTTCATCGATACGTCAGCCGTGTCGTTGAGTTTGGCGATTTGCGTGGCGTACTTACTGTAGGCCAGGCGAGTTTCTTTCTTCATCTTGGCTCCGGGGCTGAGCGTGTGCGGTCAGCAGTCAGTGACGAGGTCGCCGGCCGAGCCGGTCGATAGTGGCCGGCGAGAAGCGCTGTTGTCTGTCGTCGAGAGCTTCTCGATCAGCGCTTCAACGGCTGCCGCCGCTTCGCCCGCACGGTTTTTGGCGTCGATCGCGTCTTGCCGTGCGGAAGCGAGCTCGACACGGAGTTCCGCAGCTTCGAGGGCGTGTCTTGTGGCGAAGGCGGCAATCTCTTCGACGGCACGGCGGACATCACTGTGGCGCTGATCGTCAGACGTGCGATGGCGAGCAAACATGCCTTTGACGACCGAAAACAGGCTCGACGTTTCGACCTCGCCGTCGATTTCGATCGCTGTCTCGCACGGCGCGGAGAGGAGGTTGTTCGAGCGCTTCGCTACGAATTGCAGGACTTCGGTGCCGAGGCTTGCCGGATCGTCGGTTGCCGCAAGGCCGACCAGGTACGCTTCCCCGGTGTCGGCAAAGGCGGGATTGACCTCGATCGACGTATAGATTTTTTGGCGCTTTTTCGACAGCGCGACCATATCCTCGGTCGGATCGATGCGTGCATAGAGCGCCAGCTTCCCTTTCAATGGCCCCCCATCGATCTCCCTGGCTTCGAGCGCAATCACGTCTCCGTATGCGCCGAAGGGGCTGTTGGCCGACAGTGGCGCGAAGCCTTTCACGTGCTCGACGTTCAAGCGTGCACCGTACACTTCCGGGTCGTAGTTGCTCGCCATCTGCGTGAGCCACTCGCGCTTGATTTCGCGGCCATCGACAGTCGCGCCTTCGACTGCGACGCGGAAGAATTTCGTCTTGTTCGTTGCCATAGAGAGCGGTCGGATCGCCGCGATTGAGTGAGCGTGTGCCCATATTCGGCGTTAGGCGGGCGAGACTCAACGCTCGCCGTGCGTTACTGGAATGGATACGCATCGCCGCGCGTGCTCGCGCGTGCGCGAAGTTCTACGCTTGCCGGATGCTCGACACGACAGCCCCAACTCAACGCGAAGCGAACGTGCGCCAGATTGCGCGTGCGCTCTACTGGCAAGGTTGGCGCATCTCGTCGATCGCTCGGCATCTAGAACTGAAGACGCCGACTGTGGCTTCGTGGTGTCGGCGCGATCGATGGAAAGACTCGACGCCTATCGAGCGAATCGAGGCGGCTGCTGAAACGCGCTTGATGGTTCTGATTGCGAAGGACCAGAAGGATGGCGCCGACTACAAGGAGATCGACCTGCTTGGCAGGCAGATTGAGCGGCTCGCGCGCGTGCGCAAGTACGGGGAAACAGGCAGAGAAAGCGACCTGAATCCCAACGTTGCGGCGCGTAATGCCGGGGGAAAGCGGCG